TATACTTAAGTCCCGTGAAGAAGGAGGTAGATTTTTCAGTCTGGAAGAGTTTTGTAGCCGTGTTCCAAAGAAAGTGAATAAGCGTATTATCGTTCATCTTATTATTGCAGGAGCATTTGATATGATAGAAGATATACGCAATCCTCGTGAAAGACGAAAATTATTGCAACAATATTTAGAAAGTAAGGGTGATAAATTGCCAGAAGCATATCGTGGTGAAGAAGCGCAAACAAATGCATTCTGGATATTAGAACAAAAGAAGTTGACTGGATTTGGTGAGATAGACTATGAGAGTATGATACGCGAGTCAATACCTAACAAGCGTGTGGCAAAGATGTATGTTAACGATATAGAGTTTTTAGGTGCAAAAGAGAACGACGAAGTTACAATTGCTGGTCGTCTTATGTATTATCACGAAAACGAAACAAAGAACGGAACGATGTGTGGTATGCAAATAGATTGTAATAATACTATCATCTATTTCACGGCTTGGCCAGATTTCTATAAGGATATAAAAGATGAAATAGAGGATATTAAGGGGTGCTTGATAGCGGTGTGCGGTACTGTAAAGAAAGACAAGTTTAAGGGAGATAAGCGTGTTTATAGCAATAATGGTACAAGGTTATTTATTATCAATAGTAAAATAGATTAAAAATGAAAGAATTTATTGACAAGATTGTTTCTCTTGATAACATTCATCAATGGGAAGAGCGCGACAGCGTAATTAAAGAAAGCGTCAGCCAACATTCGTTTAAGGTTGCTGCGATTGCGATTTTTTTGCTTCATCGTATGTTATGTAATAACGCTACATTTGAGAAAGAAGTTGTTATGTATGCGGTGCTACACGATTTTGATGAAAGCATAATAAAGCGTGATTTGGCACATCCCGTAAAGTATAACAAACTAAATGGAAATAAATTGCGGGAGGTTATAAATGAATTTGTAAACAAGGAACTCACCGAGAGCAAACTTGAATTTGTTAACAACTTTTCTCACGAAGTTAAGGTATTTGTCAAGTTGTGTGACTGGATTGCTCTTATGACTTTTGTTAGCCGTAATAAGAATCTCGGCAGTAGAGAATTTACTGAAGAGATGCAGTATTGCTTCAAAAGTTTGAAAATCGCTCAGCAAAATTGTTTTGTTGTAGAGAAGTTTTTTGATAATTACGATTATATTTATAATGCATTGGAGGAGATAGAACATGAGTGGTAAGATTTATGGTTTGATTGGACCTAATGGCGGTGGTAAAAGTTATAAGCAAAGAGAGTTGCATCTACAAGCAGATACGGATGTACATTTTATAACAGCCGATTTTAGTGATGGAATTCGTGAATTACTTTGTAGAATAATCACGGGACAAAAGCATTGGAATGTGGATACACTTTCAGAAGCCTATGCTCGTTGGAAAGAAGTTAAACAGGAGTACTTTTTGCCAGACCTGACACGATTTGTAACCGATGGTCGTAGCGTTATGCAAAATATAGGCGAGGCTGTTAAGGATGTGTATCCGGACTTTTGGGCAAAGTACACTGGAAATATAATTTTTGAAAGATTGAATGAACTTACAAAAGAAGAGATTGATGATGCAATTGTTTGTTTTGGAAGTGTTCGTTTTGACGAAGAAATAAGTGTAATAAACTATATGCATCTTGTTTACAATAAACCATTAGAGTTTGTATTTTGTAATTATTGGGATGCACCTTATAGGGAAAGTGTCCACCCAAGTGAGGAACTTGCTAACAAACTTATTAAGTTAGGATATAAGCATAACGATATAATAAAAGTGGAGGATCTAATAAAATGAGTACAAAAGTAGTTCAAGTTAAAGATAAGACTTATCGCTTCAATTTTGAAGACTTTGAAGAAGAGGTAGACATAGACGATTTGCTAAAAATAGATTACGATAATCTGATTGGAGAAATGATCACATTCCCAGTTATTGTAAATCGTTTTGGTACTCTTCTTGCCGAGGCTGAGAGTAAGGTAGCCGAAGCAAAACTTAATTTGGAAGTATTTGAGGCAAAAACAAAGGAAAGAATTCGTACGGAACTGACTGAACAAAACGGGAAAAGTCCGACTGTTGAAGCACTTAATAATGCTGTTCTTACGAATACAGCATATCAGGCAATGAAGAAGAAACTTATTGATACACAAAAGACGCGTGACTATATAAATAGCGCATTCTGGTCGTGTCGAGATAAATCAGAAAAGCTTAACAAATTAAGTCTCACAATTACAAGCGACGATGTTAGCGATGCTTCTATAGAGGGTCGTGTTAACAGCGTTTTAGTAAAAAGAGCGAAGAAAACTATTGAATAAACCTAAAAAATTTACAAAATGGCAAAAAATGATTTAAGATCACAGTTGAAAGCCACCTCCATCAAACACTTGCGTAAACAAGTTGATGACGAAGACGCAATGGTAGGTGCACAGAAAAATGACTATCTCAATCTTGAAGATGGTAAAACTATTAAGATCCGTATTTTCCCAGCGCATCCTGGCAATGAGGATTTTTATGTTGCAAAGAAATGCTATTGGTTGCCCTTTGTTACAAATGATGGCGAGCCAAGAAGAGGTACTGTGTTAGACTCTAAGATGCATGGCGGTACAAAGTACGATGTTGTTGAGGAGTATGTTAAATATGCAAAGAAGCATGTTGGAGATGATGCCGAAAAAATCGAGGCATTAGTAGGCACAGGTCCCAAGGCAAATAGCCTCAATCCGCAGTACACTTGGCTGTGCTATGCAGATCGCATTAATGGTGACGAAGAATTGCGTGCAAAGGTTTGGGAGTTCAAGAAAATGGTTCGCGATTCTCTTAATCGCCTTGCCTTCAATGAAGATGATGACGAGCCAATTGAGGTGGATCCCTTTACTGATGTTGATGATGGTCTTCCAATTGTTGTTACTTATCGTAAGAATCCTAACAAGAAAAAGGGTGAGAATTTCTATGAAGTATCTTTCCCCAAGAAAGTTACGGCAAGACCACTTACAGATGAGGAAATTGAGTATTTTATGACTCTTAAACCTATTCAAGAGGTTGTTGGTAGGTATGGACAAAAAGATTTCGAAAAGGCATTAGAAGGTTTGCAAAACTTTGATGAAGATAACGAAATCGGTTTGTTTGAAGAAGAGGATTGGCTCAATCATCTTGAAGAGATTAAGGCGCAATACGATTCTGATGAAGATGAAGAGGAGGAGAAGCCAAAGCGTAAAATAAAGAAGAGCGAAAAAGAAACTCGTAAGGCTAAAAAGGTTGTAGAAGAGCCTGAAGAAGAGGAAGAAGAAGAGGAGGAACAACCTGAAGAAACTGCTGAAGCTGAGGAGGATGAGTTTACCGATATGGATCGCAGTGAATTGAAAAAATACATTGCAAAGAATAAACTCGATATTGTTGTTAAGAAGTCAATGAGTGATGACGATATTCGTGAACTTATTCGCGCTGCCGCAAGTAAAGAAGAAGAGCCTGAAGAAGAGGAGGAACCTGAGGAAACTGAAGAAGAACCTGAGGAGGAACCTGCTCGCATTACATTAGATGATATTCGTAAGAAACTGAAGAAGTAACTGCTGTTTCTGTTATCATTTTATATTGTCAGTGGAGGTGGGTGTTTAAATCATTGTTGATGACGGCACCCATCTCTTTTTAATTAAGGAGAAAATAATTATGGCTAAAAATAGTATAATAGATAAGATTGTAAATCGCTTTAATAGTGAAGATGTGATAAAGTTTTCCGACAAGGATTCCTTTACAGCAATGAAGAGTTGGGCACATACAGGAAGTCCGAGTTTGGATTATAACTTACATACATTCGGAATACCTACAGGAATAGTTGAAATTGCTGGTAAGTCGCGTTCAGGAAAAACCACCATGGGATTAATGGCAATGAAATCGTTTTTGAAGGATAATCCGGAAGATGGTATAGCGGTAATTCTTTCATCTGAGAATCGCGACAATAAAGACTACGCTTTACAGTTAGGTCTTCCAGTAGATAGAATCATTATTGTGAAAGTAAAGTATGTCGAGGCGATGTTTATGCAGGTAAAGAAACTAATTATGGACACCGACGATATAATGGCTGAGGAAAAGTTAAAGCCTAAATTCTTTTTCTTGTGGGATTCTTTGGGTGCTACATTAAGTAAGAGCGAGTTAGATACAATAGAAGAGAACACTACAAGGATGGAAAAGGCTCTTGAAAGGGGAAACGAAATAGGTACATTCGAATTGAAGAATGAAAAGATGATGGCTTTTGCAAAAGAGGCGAAGAAATTTGCAAAGTCGTTAATGGCTGAAATGTATAGTCACATAATCCATTTTGTTATCCTTAATCACCAATATGATCAAAATAATATGGGTGTTACAACACGCAAGAGTACAGGAGGCGAGTGGATTGAGTTAATGCCTTGTTTGCGTTTGTCAATGAAATTAAAACAACACGAAAAGATTGATGATGTTGAGGTGGCTCAGATTAGTGAAGTTAAAGTTGTAAAGAATGACTTTGGTAGCCGTCAGAAGACCGATATCCGCATTTTGTTAGGTTATGGAATAATTCTTTCGCAAGATGATATTGACTATGCTATTGAGAACGGAATCTTGAAGAAAGAAGGAGCAAAGAAAGTAAGTTTTATGAATGGAAAACTAACATGGAGCAGTCCGCGTGAGTTGTTCAACCATTATTACAATCATAATAAGTTCTTGACAGTTCTTCATAACAAAATTAAAAAAAGTATGCAGGACGACTTGCTATCGTTAAAGGAAAAATTGAATAATAGCGATGAAGAAGATTAAAAAACCTATTGCGATACTTGTTAATGATATTCACCTTACAAAAGACAATGGAGGTCTTGTTAAGAATATCATAAACCAGATATCTGCATATGCGGTAAACAATGAAGTTAATTGTATAATTTTTGGTGGTGATATCTTTACAAATCGTAGTGGCCAGCCGTTAAGTTGTTTGCTTGATTTCAAGGAAATAATAGAGAATTGTTTGGATCCGTTTAGCGAAGTTCACATCATACCAGGAAATCACGATAAGACAAATCCTAATGATATGTCAAGTTATCTGGATGTGTTTGATAATTATGGAAATGTTTATTTGCATCGCGGTGCAGAATTTGGTAACGCAATATCAGGTTGTCAATTCACTTTTATTCCGTTTTTCTTAGATGAAATGTGGATGCAAGAATTCAAGCGTATAAGTAAATACAAATTAAACAAGGGATATCATAATTTTCTTGTTACGCACATTGGAATAGAGGGTGTGTGTAATAATGACGGGACAGAGGTTGATAGCGTAATAAAGAACGATATGTTTGAAAATTATGATGCTGTTTTTGTTGGACACTATCACAATCGCAGTAAGGTAGGAAAAAATATTTATTACACTGGTTCAGCCTATCAGTCAAATTATGGTGAAGATATAGAAAAGGGGTTCACTGTAATCTATGATGACGGAACATTCAAATATGAGAGCACTAAATTTCCGATGTACATAAAAGAGGTTGTTCAAGCCAACGATCGTGAGAGTATTTACAATTTGATTGAAAAATACGAAGGCGAGGAATACAATCATATTCGTTTCGAGATAGTAGGTAGCCGTGTAGATTGCGAAAAGGTTGTTGCTATGAATATAGAGGGGTGTGGAATAGATTGTAAATATAAAACCATAGAACAAAATAATGCACTTGAAATTGCTGAAAATGATAATGTAAGTTGTTACGACAAGAAGACTATAATTCAAGATTTTGTATCTTTCTGTAAAGAAAATAATATAAGTGGAAAACAAATGCAGTACGGATTAAAACTTATAAAGGAGATAAAGTATGTGGAGTCTTAAGAACATAAAGTTTACAAACTTATTCAGCCACAAGAGCAGTGAATATAAGTTCTTGAATGGTAAGTGTGTAATAATAAGCGGAGAGAATAAAAGCGATCGTTCTTTAGATAATAATGGCGCAGGAAAGACTACCTTATTTGAGGCAATAACTATTGCACTGACTAATGAAAGTCTGCGTAACATAAAGAAGGATGACTTTATAAATAACGAAGAAAATGAATGTACAATAGATCTTTCTTTGGAAAATAAGGTTTTGAAAAGTACATTTCGGATTGTTCGTGTTTTCAATAGAAATAAAAGCGTTAAAGTAGAATTGTGGGAAGATGGTAAATTAAATGAACAAATCACTTCTGTAAATGAGGCGAACAAGCGTATATTAGAGTTGGTAGGAGTAAGTCGTGAAGATCTTTTACGATACTACATAATAAGTCAGGATAATGCCTACACTTTCTTTACAGCAAGCGATACAGAGAAAAAGGAAGTGATGAATCGCATAACGCAAGCATCTATGATTTTACCAGCCTTGCAAAGTGTTACTGATAAGAGATTGTCTTTAATGGCATCCTTGGGCGATTTGGAAGCCAAGGTGTGTAAGTATAAGGATAAAGTAGAAACTCTTGTTGAGCAGAAGAATTACATCATTGAGAACAGAAAAAGTAAGTCTGATTCAATACGGAAGATAACGGAACAGATAAATTCTATTGGCGGTGATATTTTAAAAGAGAAAGAATTTATAAAAGAACAAAATGAAAAACTTGAATATCTCAAGAAGCAATCTGAAGAAATCACTTTAATAGATACAACAAAACTTTCTGAAGAAAAGAAGCAATATGAAGATAGGCTTGAAGAAACAGAAGGTCTTATTTTAGAAGACAAAAAGATAAAGCGTAATTTGAATGCTGAATTAGAAGAAACAGTGGAATGTCCTAAATGCGGCTGGGAATTCATAAATGGTTCTGATTTAGGTCTTACAGTTGAAGAAGCAAAGAAATTATTAGAAGAAACAGAACAACACACTGCAAAGACATTAGACAAGAAAGAACGAATAGAGGCTCGCATTAGTACAATAAGCGATAAAATAAAATTAGCAAAAAAGAATAACAAGAA